ACAAAAGAGAGTTAATTTTGATATTCCGTTAGAAATTCACACATCTTTAAAGACTGCCGCATCATCGTGCAACATGTCCTTAAAGATGTTTGTATTAAGATTAATATTGAAAGAATTAAGTGAAATCGGTCTAATTAAATTAAAATAATTATGCAATTCTTGAATAGCTAAAAACAGGTTTTTTTTCTTCAGTTTCTTTATCTTTAGCCAAATACCTACCGGTTGATGCTATTGATGCTTTTTTTCCAATTTTTGATAAAGATTTTAATGCCATTTTTCTTAATTCAGGATTTTTAGCTATAAGCATAATGTTTTTAGCTATTTTAGATGCAATTGGAATTCCTATAGCTGTTAATATAGTTTTGGGGCTTCTAAATATAGCTCCAGCAACACCACTTCCAATTGGAACTATATACTTTAGAGAATCTGCTATTTTACCTGCAGTACTTTTGTCAACAACTGAACTTGCATCTTTTATAAACGTTTCATATGCCGCTGACTTTTCAAATGCTTTTCTAGCTATTGTTGCAGCGTTAGATTTTAATTGAACGTCACCTATTTTATTTACCAATTCTTTATTTATAGATTTTTTAAAACCAGTAAGAATAGATATACCAGCTCCGTTTTTAGGATTTATTGTAGCTAGGGCGTTGTTAGTTTTCCTACTCATTGATACAAGTTTATCTACTCCAATTTCGTTCTTTCTTATAGCATTGTATCCATCTTGCAATATTCCCTTGATTGGAAATTGATTACTTTTTGCAACATTATCTTTCATTAATTTTTCAGCAGTTAATATAGATTTTTCAAATGTATCGGCATTAGTAATTCCAGCTTTAGCTGCAGCAGAATCAGTAGCTGTCCAAGCTTTAGCTTCAGCTGCTTTCAATTCTCTTGATGCTAGCTGAGTTGCCTTTTTAGTTGAGTTAGTAACTAATTTACCAAGCGCAGGTAATCCTATTCCAGCAGCAATTTCTCCAGCATCCTGCCAACCCTCACTTGCCCCAATTGATTTCAAACCTTGACCAACAGCACCTTGACCTAGATTGGTAAGAAGTCCACCAGCCAATCCAGGTAAAGCAGATAAAAAACTGCCTGCTTTTACAGCTGCTAATCCAGCACCACCTAATGTATATGGTGCCCATTTTGCCGCTTTATCAATTGATCCTTCAATAAAACCATCTTGAGGTTCTTGTGACCCAGTTCCAAATAATTTTTCACCAAGCGGAACCATGTAATCTTCACGTATTCCTGGAATGGTAGCGCCTCTTGGAATCTTTGGAATTCCACCTCCAGATTGTTGACTTCCAACATTTAAATATGGACCAGCTTTTTCTTGAGCATAATTAGTTAGTGACGCTAATTGATTCCATAAAGAACCGGGTAAACCACCAAGAACTGAAGCTCCTTCTCTTGCAAATTTATAGGCATTCCTAGCAACAGCACCTATTTTTGATTCATCGGCCTTACTGTATCTTTGATTAGAACTAGCTTGATTTGAACTTGGTACATATTTTCCATCAATTTCTGAAATTCTAACGTATCCCATAACTATTTTCCTTCAAAAAGAACCCAAGCTGGTTTACCAAATAATTTTTTCTTAATAAACATTCGACCACTTCCGCCGTCATCGCCTATCTTTTCACCATATTTAAAATCAGATAATATAGCACCAGTTTTAGGTTCACCTATTTTAGCATCACCTCTTTCTAAAGCATCAGAAATAATGAATTCAGTTTCTACTTCATATTTATTAAGTTTTTTTACTATATCAGGATCTTTTGCAGCTCTTTCTTTTAAATCGAATGGGATAGCTTTTCCAGCTTTTCTTCTCTTTTCTAATCTTTCTTGGTATCTCTTTTCTATTAACTTTGAAATTTTAGATTCTACTATTTTAGATCTAGCTATAGCCTCAATACCTGCTGGACTATTTATTATTGAACCGTGCATATCTCTTAATGTTTCAAAAACGTTGCTTAATCTTGCAGCTCCTGGTGGAACAAACGCCATTGCATTAATAGGTTCAGCACTGAAAAGCTTATCCATAAGTTGCGTTTCCCAACCAGTGACTGATTTATCTATTCCAAAATCTTTTAAGAATTTAGCTGGTAAACCAGTAACACCTTTTCCGGTTTTAAGCAGTTTTAAAATATTTTTATAATTTGATAGAGATTTATTAGCTGCATCTATTTTTGTTTGAGATTCTTTTGCTTCGTCCCAACCCTTATCTTGACTCTTGGTAATTCTCTCTTCTAAAACAGCTGATCTTTTAGCATCTACTTTTTCTTTTGCTATTTTATCTTTTTGAAATTTACGTCTAACATTTTCTTCAGCCTTTAAAGCTGCTGGAATATTTCCACTACTTAAAATATAAGCCTTTCTAAAAGCATCCTCCGCAGCAAGATCTTCTTCTGATTTCTGTTGTTGAGGTTGCATTGCCTGGGGTTGTTGTCCATTCTGAGGCATAGAATTAAAAGCATTTTGCATTATTTCTTGATTTGATTGTGGACCATTATTTCCAGCTCCAATCATCGATTGAATCATATCTTCTGGATTTAACTGGTTACCTTGAACAGCTTGTTGGCTCTGTGGACTAACTTGGTTACCTTGCATCACTGGTTGTTCTTGTGGATTGTTTTGATTTCTCATTTTATCATATAATTCAAGACCTTGTTGCATTTGTTGTTGTTTTTGCATTTGTGGCATTAACACTTTTAATAACTCTTGCGGCAAGTAAGACATCATATTAGCTTGTTCTTTTGGCATTAAAGCAGAAAGCCCGGCCATTGTATTAGCACGCTGTTTTTGTTGATTAATACTATTAAGTTGCATGCTTGTTAAATTCTGCAAGCTTTGCATTATTGGATCAGTAAATTGTTGTGCGCTCATTTGAGCTGCTGTTGGAGTATTTAATATTTGTGCCATATTATGCCCCTCCAGGATTTTGTCTAGCTAATCGCCATTCTTCTATAGATTTAGAAGTATTCTTTTGCTTTTGATCTCCTAAATATTTACCACTAATCATTTGCAATAATGCAGCTAATCCACCACCAGCTAAACTACTTCCCATCGACTGCATTGCACCTTGAGATTCAGGGCGATAAATATTTTCAAATTGTGGTTGCATACCCATTTGCATTAAGTTCATTAATGAATTTCTGTTTTGCATTCCATATTGTGCTTTATCTGATGCAAGTTGATTTTCAAATCCTTGACCAGCTCCAGACATCATAGATTGAAATCCACTATTCCTAATTCCACCTAATCCTCCAAATTGTGCAGCAATCTTTGGAAGAGTATTAGACATAAACTGATTTCTTGCATTATCTTCTATTGGTTGAAAACCAGCAGTAGGATCTTGCAATCCTTGCATTGCCGTTTGCCTCATCTGATTCATATCACCTATTTGACCTTCTGATCTAGTAGGTAGTTGAATGTTTTGTGCCTGTTTAGGTTTTCCAAAATAAGAACCTGCCGCTCCTATAGCTGACATAATTGCTGCCATACCCATTGGATCAAATGCCATAATAATTCCTTTATTTATAACTTATTCGATAAATTTTATATAAACACGCGCACTATAAGCACTCATATCTTTACCAACAACAATATAGATATTATCTTTATCTAAATACAACTCTATTATATCTGCAGCAGTTGAACTTGCATAAGGTAACGGTAAATATGATGTTGGAGTTGTTATTTTGTCTGCTGTTCCATAAATAGAAACCGTTCTATTTATGTTTAATCCATGAGCTGTTGTGCTTGTTCCCGCAACAGCTGGTAACGCTCCAATTTCAAAATATTTATGCTTCGCTGATTTTCCAAAATCAACTTCTGGAAAAATTGTTGTTCCTGAAAGTAATGATAATGATGAGTAGTAACCATTTTGTTTAACATTTAAATCTATTTTTATATTATTTAATTCACGTAAAACATAATTTTTTTCAAAAATACCTACCATAATTAACCTATCGAACTAGATGGTGATGTTTCTAAAATCAACCCTTGTATCTCAAAATTACTTTGAACAATACTTTTATTTAACATTTGAGCATCACTCCATTTTATATTAATTTGAACATTGTTACCTTCAGCTTGAAGATAAACTGCATGCCATAAATATTTCTGACTAGATTCCAATGGAAGAAGATCAAATGGATACATTTCTAAATTATATGATCCTAAATTAACTTCAGTAATAATACTCTCTTTTGTTATATTTATGTTTGAACCAGATGGAATATAATTTACACCTATTTCACCACTTTCAGATCTTTCTACACAAAATACAATTTTTGATAAATAAACATTATTTCCATCTTTTGAGTATGGATTCCAAGCCGTGGATTTAATATTTATACGTGAAACTGTAGAAATAGTAGCACCACCCTTATAATCTGGAACAGAAAAAGGATTATCATCAGAATCTTTTATTGTTATAGTATTTTCAGTTGAACTATCTATTTTTCTAATAATATCTTGTGCCGGAACGCCACTGTTGTGAATTAATACATAACTATTATCTTTAAGGTTATGTTGATTAATAGTTAATATTTTCCCACTTACATTACTTATTTGCAACGAAGGAGCATTAGAGTTATCCGTTCCGAGTGAAACAACAAAACCATGTTGATTTCCAGCTATAATTTTTCTATGACTAGGTAATGCTTCGCCACTGTTCCAATCTGTACTATCATCTCCCCAAGATTGATAATCTTCTTCCCAAATTTCACCCAATGATTGCTCAAAATATCCAAAACAGGTAAAGGAATCATCAAATAATGCCCACGATTTATTTTCATAATTAAAACATATTATTTTATCAGTAAAGTTTTCAGCATCTTCTTTACTTTGACCAGAGGCTACCCAATAAAAAACTTCTCTATCATAATCTTTTATACCGTGCATTCGTTTTGTTGCATCTGACACATTTAAGAATTTTGATATTTCTTCTGGTATCTTTTTGTCAATTCTTGTGACATTAATTCCATCACATAAGTGAACACCATTTGTTCCAATTGTTATTGCACCAGATTCAGATGCAATACTAGAATGTGTTGACTCTGAACCAAGATCGCTACTTATTTTTTGCCAAATAAATGGTTGAGAGTCATTTAATGTTCTAACTAATCGATAAGTAGAACGTTCAAAAAAAACTATCATTTCATCTTTAACATATTGAATAGAAATTATTTCTTCTTCTGTTGGTGCGTCAGTATATCCACCGCCAATATAGCCAGTTTGTAACGGCTCTAACCAACCAGTTGCAATAGTTAATGGATTGCCAATTGCTGAAAACCTTAGTCTATTTTTAAAATATTTATAAGAATAAGTAAGTGGAATTGTCTTATCTTCATATTCATACGTTCCAAATAAACACATACGATTATCAAAAGGTGCTATTATTTTAGCAGTAACGACAATATTTTGATTTGCTGTTCCACCAGTTCTAATTTTAGGTACAAATGCCGTCCATGTTATTTTATCTAATGTATAGTAAATTGGATCTGAATTTGCAGCATTAGCATTATAATTTGTTGCAAACAAGCCTGTTTCTGACTGAGTTGGGCCTTCAACGTTTGCAGAATAAAAATAATCAAGATTATCGCCTTTATATATTTGAGTTCCAACTCTAGACCAGCCAGTTCCTGAATATTGATAAGCAAACCTTGTATCAAATGCAATTGTAGTATGATTATTTATCTCATCTGCTTCATATTGAGTTAAACCCATAACAGGCTCACAAGGATACCAATATAAATTCTTTAATTTTTCTGAACCTTCTATAACATATTGTCCATTAGTTGTGTTATACGTATAAGTACTAGCCGTCGTACTGTTTGTTAGCATAGTAACTGGTTCAGTAGCAGGCGCAACTGCTGCTTCTGGTACTGTAAAAATATCACTGCCTATAGAAAACATTTGACCAGCTTTAAATACAGAACCAACAGGTAATGGTAAAGCTCCAACCGTTGGTGAAACAACACCGTCCCAACTTATATCACCATCTGCATCAGTTACACCAACTAAAATTCTTAGTCTAGTTTTTAATTGAGCCAATAATTCTGTAGTTTCTGTTCCTATATACTTAGAACCAACTCTTTTCTTTATTACACCTCTAGTTACATAAGCATTTTCCAGTTCGTCAAATGAATCTTCAGGAGTCTGCCAAACTGGCAAATCTTTTACTAAACCACTAGTGAATGGTGCAATTAAGAATTTGTTCTTTGCCATTTTAAAGTCCCATTAATAATATATCGGCAACAGTTGCTAGCGTATAAACACTTCTATGTATTGTAAAGTTATTAATTGTATTTTTAGTAACACTATAATTTACTCTAGAATTATTTAATGGAGTAAAAAATAAACTAGAAAAAGTATTAAATGTAGTACCCATATTTAGTATAAACTCCGTTGTAGCAGCGCTCATTTCCAACTTTAACCAATATAATTTTACACCAGATGGTAGGATAACCATTTTAGTTTCTATAGCATCAACCAATTCGGTTAATGTAGTTATATCAAATCCAACATCACCTAAAGCTCGATCTGCTGGTTGTATAAATAATGATTCAACACCTTCAGCATTTTTTTTACAATATAATTTTATTTCTTCTTCTCCTGTTGCTGGATGAGCTGCTTGCTCTGTAAGAGTTACCTGTTTATGCTTACCAGCATTCGTAGATGTAAATGTTTCATGATCTACTGAAATAATAGTATTTAACTCAGTAAAGTTTTGCTTAATATCTCTTTGAGACTGACTTTTTAAATCTGTTGCATCAGGTTTATCTACATATGCCATTATTATTCTCCTATTTCCAGATTAATTATAATATATATCCATCTAAAACTCTGTTTTCAATTACTGTTTTATATAAAATATCATCTGCTCTTTTTTGCATTTCAACTTCAAGTATTTGTGCAGATTCAAAATCACCTCGATACATTAAAATATCTCTAGCTGCTGCAACTGTTGCATAACTAGCCCATTCAGCTATGTCTGGAACATCTGCTGCATTAGTCATTTCTGTTGGTCTTCGTAAAACATCAACTTCAATAGAATAACTTTTATCCGGTATTGGTCGTAAGTTAAATGTATTATCATAAAAAAGAACTGAATCTGGTCGAGATGCTTTATAAGTACAAGATTGAACATAAATATCTTCACCATCTTTTGGTGCAGTATAAAATGCAATATTGTATTCTCCGGTTATATAATCAATTGTACCAGACCCATTTCCGGTTAAATTTCCGTCACCGTCATCATAAATTTTTAAATAATTATCGCTTAAATCTTTCGATGCAAAAATAATATCATTAGGTAACACAGGATAAGAATCCAATGAACCAGTGAATGTAACTTCAATTCCATTTCCAGTTCCAATAGATTTTGATGTTATTGATCTTGGATACTTAGTATAAAAATCTGATCTTGATTGAGTAAAATAGGCTAATTCTCCAGATATAAAGACTGAACCATTTGATACAGTATAAGCGTTCTTGAAATTATATAATGGGTCGCTCGAATCAGCGGTATTTGTAGAATACGAACCAACATAAGGTTCTGTATAAAATCTTAGCGTAGTTCTTAAACCATTTAATGTATTTTGTGTTGGTAATTTATACAAAAAAACAGTGTTTAAAGCTTCATCTATTTCGGTAGTTGATAATTGAGATTCGCTGTAACTTTTTGTATATCGCCTAACCCCTTTTCTCATTATTTCAGTGCTTGAAAGTGTTGAATCTGGCATACCGCTTCCTCGAGTTTTTTGTTACTAAATATTATACTGATCTAGCTTTTTTTATTCCAATCTAGCTTTTCTTATTATTGTTGGATCAAGTTCTTCAAAATCCGAGCTACTTAAAACATCAAGAATCTTAAGAGAATATCTTTGTTGAGCATCTTCTTCTAATACTTTTTTAGGATTTCCATCTGCATCTTGAAGAGTAAGTGCAGTTTGTTTTTCAACTCTTACTTTTCCATGTTCATTTAAATATTTAATATAACCAAAAGGTAACTCAAGAATTTCTCCGTTTTTTACTGTTTTCTTGAAAATTTTACCTGGTGATATTGTATAAGTTAAAGGTAATTCTTTAAAACCCTTAACGCCATACATTTGTACCTGGCATCTAATCATTCTATTGTTTTTTTCTTCATATTCTCTAACAATAGCATCTTTAGTTTTTTTAATTACTGCCGTTTTACCTATCTTTGAAGTTTCCATATTTTCCCTTCTATTCTTTTATTATTATAAAATAGAGGAGGAACGCCGAAGCATCCCTCCCCATTAGTTTATTAAACTACGTCTGCGGCTTTTTCAGCAACCCAATAAATTGTGTCACCAGTATTACCAGCCGGAAGAGCAGTGCCAGCAGCAAGAACAAAACCTCTAAAGGATTTATTACTTGTAGCACCATCGTAACCCAATGTTAATGTATCACCATTTGGTATTACACTAGCAGGTGTGAAATTATCAACTGAAGCTAATGGAAACTTAAATGCAGAAAATGCTGAAGAATCAATATTTACTGTAAATGTTCCATCTGTAACAGCTGTAATTACACCTTCTTTGCCGTTCATTTCTACCATTCCACAAGCAGCAGGTACATTAATACGTACCTTTTGACCTACAGAATAACCATGATCTACTGAAACAGTAACAACTGCAGAAGTAGCTTGAGTAATCTTTACAACAACTCTCTTATTAGGAAAGATAATGTCATAAACTTCTCTGTTTGGTGCAATGATCTTATAGTGACCACTAGCACCGGCTACAATTCCTGGTGCGGTTGCTAAAGCATTAGCCATATCAAAACTTGTGTTTAAAACAACACTTCCTACTGTAAATGGAATACCATGTAGGTTTTTTTGATTTGTTCCAACAAGTCTAACAATTGTTCCGTCACTCATACCGGCAGTTGAAGCTGTGGTATAAGATGGGGCAGTTGCATTACTTCCAGCAGTTACAGCAACTGAAGGTCCAATTGTGTAATTGAAAGTATCAACTTGATTAATTCCGGTTGTTATGTGAGTTACGGCTGTAGTATTGTCTCCAGCTGGGTGATAGGATTTTTTAGAACCTGTTCCCATATCTGAAGTCCATTCATACTGATAACCATAACCGTTGTTAGTTGCTGCGGCTTGAGTTGCATTGTAAATTTTCAAAGCTTGAACTTCAACATCTAATTGCAAAACTTTATTATTTCCATCAGCTAAAAACGTGCCTTTTAGTTTTGTGTTCATTTATATCTCCTAAGTATTTTCAACAATATTATTCTAATTCTGTTGAACGTGTACATGTTACATTAGCAACATGTTGATCAAAGAACATTACGCCAGCAAATACCGTTTTAATACCATATTGATATTTATCTTCTAGAGCACCAACCTTTTTAGGTCCAATTATTTTAGCTGTGCTGGAGTTCTGTCTAATAATAGCATGAGCATCTCTACCTAAAATTATATTGCTATAAACAACATGATCTAATGCTGAACTTGCAGTCTCTTTTGGTGCTTGTGTTGTTTGAACAAATCTAATCTTAGAAAATGCACCCCATTCTGAATCAAGTGGTTTATAACTAGAACCATATTGATCTAATGTTTTGAAATCTGGCATTGCTTCTAAATCAGGAATTAAATCTGGATGCGTTATTCCAAGATAAGCGTGAGCTACAGGAGCCGTTCCAAATTTATTAGAACCAGAAATCATTTGTGTGATTGGTTTTGCTTGATAACCAGTTAATGTTGAAATAACAGTTAATAAATCCTTTTGTGATAATTCTGAAGGATTATCTCCATTTTCACCACTAACACAACGAATATTTGTTGTTGTTGTTAACAAAATATTACATGTAAGAATATCTTCTGTTTCTCTCAATGCTGAATTCAATGCACCAGCATGAACTCTTAAGACATCTTCAGGATTCTGATCGACTGTTCTTTCAGAAATCAAAAAATATGTACCGTAATAATTTATTTCAGCATCAATAAATGTTTTTGCTAATACCTGTGGGTCAATGTCTAATTCTGATTCAGCCAAAGGTGTTGTAAAAGCAGAAGGTCGAGAATATTTTGGAAAACGCATTGTATCGCCAGAGCCTTTAGGCATTTGCTTTTCTAGCGCTGTTAATCCATAAACATAATTTGCTTCCGGGTCCATAAAAATAGTTGCATCTATTTTGGACTTTACCGATAGTGGTATATTGCTAAGAGTTGTAAAACCAGCCATACCATCCCCTTTAAAATAAAATCTCACTAAAGAGATGTTTTTAATATTTTACTAAGGTAGGCGAATTCCTTTTGAAATTTTACGCCAGTGGTTGCGATGCCACCTAACGCTGATATTTGCGAGATATCTTGGGCTATCAATAAAGATAGCCCCTTACGCTGTGATTTGCGATGTCACGTTACGCTTTTCTATTATACAAATAATAATCTTTAAAAATATATATTTAAAAATTATATTCTTGATTTAGATTCTTCTAGTTCTCTTCTTAATACTTCTTGAGCATCTTTTGTGTATAAATTCTTAAATGATGAAGTTTTTTGATTTGCAACAAAAGCATGTTTTGGCTTTGATAGATTTTCAGTAATCTTTTTTGAATTTTCTTTAATCTCAAGTCTATGTAACTTATGTTTCATTATTGCATCATAAGCACCAAGTGCCTTTTTGACTAAATCAGGTTCTCTTTCAAGCCTATTATATTCATCTGGATCAATTGTTTTCAAAGAAGAAACATTTACAGTACTAACAACTTCAGCAAAATTTTGACGTTCCTTATTTACAATATCGCCAACTCTTTTAAGCTCATTTTCTACAGCATTTGTTTGTCTTATTTCTTCAAGAATCTGCTTTTTTAATTCCTCTTTATTTAATTTAGGTTCAGGCTTAGAATCGTCATCATCAAAATCATATTCTTCATCATCAACTGTTTTCTCATAAGATGCTAACTTTTCCAGTGCTTCTTTATATTCTTTTGCTAACTTTTCATTTTCTCGCTCAAGTTTCTCTTTTGCTGAAGCTATTTTTCTTAAATTAGTTACTCTAATATCTTCAATCTGATCAGAATCATCTTTAGTGTTGGAATCTTCTTTACTATCTTTATTATCTTTATCTTCAAAATCAGAGTCATTATTTGACTCATCATAATCAGCTTCTGAGTCCACAACTGAATCAACTGAATTATCAACTGTATCAGACTCGATTTCACTGTTTTCTTTTTG